TATTTGCAGTTTGAATCACAATGTCATCTTTATAATAAGTAATTTCTCCTACAACCATATTCGTTGCATAACCATAGTTTTCATTAGCAACCTTCTGCAGCTGATTATTAATCTCAACGGTTCCCCATTCTCCTTTATTATAAGAAGACAACACTAATATATCCTCCGGAGCATAGTCTTTCAAAAGTTTTGTGTATAATGCTACTACTACCTTTGGAATACGATGCGCTTCTTCCTGAATAAACGTATAATCTTGGTTACTTCCAAATGTAGTACATTTTTCACTTATGTCTTTTAAATATGGAACCATATTACGAACATCGGTAGCCACTTTCATTAATCCACCTTCGCCATAACGAAAGATCTTATTCAAGGTGACTGTAGGTACGATATTAGACTTTAAAAAATCATACAGGAGGTTTCCTGGCCCAACACTAGGAAGCTGCGCGGAATCTCCAACCATAATAAGCTTTGTTTTTTCAAAATCAATAGCTTCTATAACATGGCTAAATAAAAATATATCAGTCATAGAAAACTCATCAATAAGGAGTACATCACAATTAATCGGATTATATCTATCATATCCCCATCCTTCAGGCGGCATATATCCAAGCCCTCTGTGGATTGTCGAAGCTGGCTTCTGAGTATAATCTGCAAGGACTTTCGCAGCTCGTCCAGTCGGAGCCATCAGCTTATAAGTCCGCCCATTCTCATCAAGCATCCGAATAAGCATAGCAGATGTAGCAGATTTACCGGATCCACCAAAACCATTGAGAATCATGATGTTATTTTCACAAATACATCGTAACGCTTTAATCTGCTCATCAGTAAGCGAATATTCACCTGCATTCTGATATTTTCTCCAATCAATATTCCATCTTCTCGGATTATCATTTGCATGAGAAATAACATTTGCGATTCTAACTTCAGTATCATATGTAATTCTCAATGCCACAGATCCTGTTTCTTTGTCACAATATAACTCTTTATCTTTCAAGCATGAAACAAAATGCTCTGTCATACATTCCGGTATCTTTCTAATGCCATTATCTCTAAGAGCCATGATATCCATTCTGGTATTACCATTATTCTGATTTTCATTAAGTTCGTATTCAATATATGCAGCACATCTCTGTTTACTTGTCCTAAGATCGAATCCAAAATTGATCATCTTAGTTTTTTGAAGTTCAAGCAACATCAAATCTGCTTTTACAAATCCAATACCGGAGATCCTAGTCAAACATTTATAAGGCTCGGTTCTTAATTTTTTACGAATCTGCTCAATAGATGAATATTCGTCATAAAGTTTTTTGATAATAGTCAAACTAAGAATACCGCCAAATTCTGCCACCAAATCAAAAAGAACTATATTAGATGTAATCTTATCAACAATTTTATTTAATGTTTTTGGTCCGATGCCTGGGAGCTTATCAAGATCCACCTCTTTGATACTTCTGTTGTCATTAGAAATAATATCAATAATATCTGGATATTCCTGATACATTGCAGCTGCCTGTTTCTCCGAAATAATCTCACGAAGAAACGAATATACTTCTTCTCCTGTCTTTGGACGCTGAATAACAATCTTCTGCACCTTATATGTTGGACCATATTTACCATCTTCTAGCTCTGCTTTGATTTTATATGGCTGTGTAATACTCAGATCACACAATTCTCCAGATATAGATACATTGTCATATTTATTCTTTTTAACATCTGGATATTTCTCGGTATCAACATTCATTGCGTAAATGGCCCAGTCCGAATCCGGACTAGACCATACGCAGCGTTCAACTCTACCCTCAAACTCTACGATTTTATTCTCATTCATTTCTTATAACCTCATAATTATCTAATATGTCTTCTAGTTCTTCTGTTTCTTGCCATGTACCATTTATGCATTTTTTCTTATGTTTCTTGGTAAATCTATCAACTCTAAGGATTGAATATTCACCAAATGGATTATTTTCAAAAGTTTTTACGCTTGTTACTCTGGTTTTTATATCTTCGCCTGTTTTTATATTATGCAGTGTACAATAAGGTTTTCTAACTTCCTTAAATGTTTTATAATCAGTCACAATATAGAAACTATGATTAACTCTCGGATTACTATACACAACATACTGCAAATATTCTTTTTCGAACTTGACCTGCTCTACTACTGACATCGATTTATTTTCCAGTCTTGAAGCAAGTTCAAAGATCAGCCCTTCATTATCAAGATCACGATACTGAGAAGCTGTCTCTCGCCCAGCGTACTTTTTCATAAGAAATTCAGTCAATCCAAGCTCTTCTAGTTTCTTCTTACTGATGATCTTTGCAGTCGCAAGCTTATCATATATATTTGTTACATTCATCAGATATTTGTTGTTACCAAATTCTGAAAAAAAGTTAAGACCGGTAAGAATTGTAAGCTGTCTTGAATTTACCGAAGTCTTTGAATTAATATCTCCAAGTAATTGTGTAAAATCTTTATAGCTATTATTGTGAGCAAGATCTAACATTTCATCCGCTATTATCGCATTACAAAATTTAATTGAAGCAATACCTTTATATAAAGCATGGTTTGGTTTATCTACTGTATATTCTGGGCCAGATTTACCAAACTGAATATTATTTATTGCAACATGTTTGATCTTAGCTAATTCTGTGCCCATTATTATATCATCTGTATTATTTGCACAATTTAAATATGACGCAATAAACTCTTCTGGATAATAATATCTACACAAAGCACACATATAGCCAATCATTGAATATCCAGTGGAATGATTAAATCCAAACATATAGTTTGATGAATCTTCAATAATTTGAAGAAATGTCTTAGCCTCTTTTTCTGCTATATCTCGTGATTGCGGAGACATTTTGCAATATCCATCAAGAATGTCTGGTAATGCTTTCTGTAAACGATCCATCTGTTTACGACCAATTGCTCTTCGAACATTATCTGCTTCAGAACCACTAAGTCCACATATCTTTTGGAGGAATGCAATAACATCCTCTTGAAATATAAGGAACCCTCTGTTATCTTTAAGCAAATCATCAATAAGCGGAGATGGATTTTTATTAATTTCTCCGGCAAGTAACCTGTCTCTATAAGAAGCGCCAGATGGTCTAAGTGATGCATTAATCATCGACAAATCATTGACACATTGCGGTTTATAATTTTTAAGCATTTCAAAGGCATATGCAGATTCGAATTGAAAAATCCCAGCAGGACTAATGATAATATCGTTCCACACCTTTTTGTCATTCCAATTAATCTGATGCGACTTCGGATATGGCTTTTCTACATATTCATAACATTTTCTGATAATCTGTAAATTTTTCAAACCAAGAATGTCATACTTAACAAGTCCTGCTCCATCATGGATTTCTTCCATATTAATACAGATAATCTGTTTACCATCATTCCAAAATATTCCATAATTATCTGGCAATGTAATTGGTGATACTACAATTCCTGCAGGATGCATTGATTGAGATACCGCTGTCCCGTTAAGACCATCAAAATAATAAAACAACTGTCTATATTGGTTCTCTTTTAAATCTTGCATCTGAGATACAGCCTTTTTATGCTCGGTTTTCTTTCTTTCATAATCTTTTTTTATG